CGTGTCTATCCAGATGCAGGGGCGGATGACGTATGCTGATGAGGACGTTGGTGGACAGGCTGATCTGTTTTTGTGGCAAGAAAACTTTTCTAACAGAGTTTTTGCAAGGCTTGACACATCACCTCCAGAAGATGCGGCGATCCGCTTTTCGCAGGTATATTCTGGAACGGATACATTTATTTACAGTGGCAACAACGCAATTAACCCCGGTATCCTCCAACCGTTCAACATCGCATCCCGCTACGGGTCTACGTTCATCAACGGCGCAGTCGATGGCACTGCACTGACAGCAGACACCACGCCTGTCGCCTTGCCTGATCTTGAAACTACAGACCTAGACCTAGCCCCGACCTTCAACGGCACAATCAAAACATTCCGCATGTGGGCTGACGACTTGGGCGACACGGGTATCGAGGAGGCGTCTAGCTAATGACCGAAGAAATCATCGAAGCCCCCAAGACAGACTTCTATCTTCGCCTCAATGCTGAAGCCGACATGCCCACGGTGCTGAGTGCGTTCTATCGCCAAGACACCGCTACAGAGGTTGACGACAAGACAGGCGAGGAAACTGTTGTCAACGTGGGCGACCCTTATTTCGTGCCGAACACTCACGACTACGCCATTGACGTGGTGGGTGTGATCTACGATCCGACTGGCAACATGCTGACTGACCCCGAAGGCAACGAGTATCCTGAGATGGCACCGCTTAACGGATGGCATGTCAACATCCGCATCGTGGGCGACGCTATGCGTGACGCGGTGGAAGCAATCGACGCAACGCACGGGGTTATCCCGCAGCATCCAGTAAGGATATGGGCATGACAGCAACGTACACTGATCCATCTAACTCAAATTCCGACGCGGTGCGTTGGCTTGTTGGTGACACAGATACTACCAGCGCCGAGTTACAGAACGAAGAAATCGCCTTCGCGCTGACGCAAGCGGGCAATGACGTTTATATTGCTGCGGCCATTTGCGCACGAGCATTGGCTGGTAAATACGCTTCTTACGTTGACACTAAGTTTGAGGATGTCTCAAGCGACTATTCCAGCCTGCGTGACAACTACTTTGCACTGGCAACGCGCCTTGAAGCACAAAGCAAGAAGTTCGGCAGTAAGGGTCTTGGCATACCTGCTGCGGGTGGCCTCACCTACTCCGATATTGAGGCCAATGACCTGAACGACGACCGTGTTCAGCCCAAGTTCAAGCAGGATCAGTTTGCCAATCCGCCGCGCGGCTATGACCCAGACACCTACGGATATTGATTGCTTTGTTATCGGCTCAGGGCCGTCACTGACAGGCTTTGATTTTAGTTGTCTACCGACAACCGTCCCGCGCATCGGAGCAAACAAATCAGGATGGTTGGCGGATTGCCAATCATTAGTGACTATTGATAGGTATTTCCCCCGTAAGTGCAAGCAAGAACTTGACGACTACGAGGGCGAAATCATTATCGCTGTATCACGAGACGATACACAAACCATCCCCAAAGCCACATACGTTAAGCGCGAGCGCGGAGATGGGTTTGGCCGTGAAGGTGCGCTTAGAGGCTACGACAGCGGGTTTGCGTCTCTAAATCTCGCATGGCAGCGAGGTTACAAACGTATCGGCTTGCTAGGCTTTGACTTCAAGTGGCATCAAAACAAGTCGCATTTTCACGAAGGCTACGCCTCTCAGAATAAGAAAACAGCGCAGATGCTAGAGCGATGGGCCTTGGCGTTTGACCGCGTTACGCATTTGGTGGATTGTGTGAATTATGTCGGCCCTAACGGCTCGAACGTGACGGCTTTCCCGACCCGACCATTGGAGGAACTCTATGGATGATCTAGCTGAACACGAACGCGACAAGTATGAGCGCATGTGGGACGTTCAGGCGTATCGCAATCACGCACCTGGCGAGGCTTTGGCGCAACGCGCCTTTACAGAAATGGGTATGTGTAAAGGCGACAAGCTGATCGACTTTGGTTGTGGTACTGGACGACCCGCCGCTAAGTTCCAACGACTTGGCGCTGCTGTGATCGGCATTGACCACGCGACCAACTGCTTAGATCAAGGCGTAAACATCACGTTCTTGAAATGCTGTCTTTGGGATTTACCGCCTGATCTTGCGTCCGATTACGGCTATTGTACGGACGTGATGGAACACATTCCGCCTGAAAAGGTTGATGCTGTTCTGTCAGAAATCCGTCGAGTTGTTCGCAATAAGGTGTTCTTCCAGATTGCCACATTCCCTGATGGCATGGGCAAGCGTATTGGCGAAACGCTGCATCTCAGTGTGCATGGCACTGAATGGTGGAAGGCCAAGTTGAGCGAACACTGGGGGAGTGTTATTATCAGCGGAACACGCAACTGTATAGCGATTGCCCAATGATCTTTGTCACAGGCGCAGCCCGTTCAGGCACAACACTCATTACCCGTATGCTTGAGGCTTGCGGGGCCGATCTTGGTGGCGTTGGCGAACTCGCTGAGAACCATAAGTTCAAGCGCAAACACCTAAAGCCCTACCTGTCCAGCCTTGGCGCTGATCCGATGGGTATTGATCCATTGCCCGATCCCGATGGTGAGTTCCCTCCGCTTACGTTTGAGTCTGACTCTGGGCTTATCAAAGACCCTAAACTGGCGCTAATCTGGAAGGCGCTTCCGTCCGACGCCAAATGGGTAATTGTCTATCGTGATCCGGCTAAAGTCGCTGAGTCCTGTTTGCGGACCCCGTTCTTGGGTAATCAAAAAGATTATGACGGCTGGCTTGAATGGGCGGAGGATTATCAGTCGCGCTTGATGACTATACCGAAAGCTAAGGTGGTTCGGACCCAAGACGTGATTGACGATGTGGCCGCATTGGAAGAAGTCGTTGAGTGGCTCGGCTTGGAGTTTGACGCCAAGAAGGTCAAGAAGTGCATCCGCAAAGGTAAGTGGCATGGCGACAAGACTGCATAAAGATGTCCAGCGACTTATCGGCACACACGGTTATGCTGTGTCGTTCACCCGTGCGCAATCTGGTGGCTCGTATGATACGACAACTGGAACAGTGACTGGCGGCTCTACGCTGACATGGAGCGGGCGTGGTGTATTCGTCAACTACCGCGATGAGGAAGTGGACGGGGCGAGTATCACGACTGACGACCGCAAGTTACTGCTCCAAGCCGTTGATTTGGACAATGAACCAGCGCCCGGTGACGTGATTGACGATACCGTTCAGGTCATCAATGTGCAGAAACTCCAATCCGGCTCAACCGTGATTGGTTATATGTTGCAGACGCGGGGGTGATATGGTTCAAGTCCGCGTCAAAACATCTGGTATGGATTTCAAGCAGATTGCCGATGAGATCGGCAAAGATGTGCGCGAATTGAAGTCCGACTTTATGGGTAGTATGGCAGAAGTCATTGCTCAGACTAGCCCCATTGATTCAGGCAATTACGCGCGAAGCCATGAGGTTGCTTTACGAAGCGGTAGTTATGCCGCGACAAAGCAAAGACCGGACAGCGACAGCCGTATCAGCCGAGATGGATCGCCCCAATATCCAAATGCTCGTGAAGAGGGTGAGCAGGCGATGAAGGCTGATATTGCATCCATTGATTTGAGCAAAGATACGTTCGTGTTCAGAAACCCAATGACGTATTCGTCTTTGGTTGAAGCGGAACACGCTGTTTACGCAAGAGCAAGGCGAGAAGTCGGGGCGCTGTTGGCCCAGTCCGTTGCAAAGATTAGGAGCCGCTAATGCCCATCGTCAACGACATACGCGCAACGCTTGATGCGGCACTAGCTGCTGCCACAGACTTACCCGCGATTGCTTTTGAGAACGCGCCGTTTGAACAGAATGCCGGGACGCCTCATCTGCGTACAGCCTTCTTTCTGACATCCCGTCGCCCTGCTGTGCGCGGCCCTGATCCGCAACATCGTTATCAAGGCTTGTATCAGATCACGGTTGCTGTTCCGACAGATCAAGGCTCTGGTTCTGCGCTTGATTACGCTGACCTGCTTTTGACAGAGTTCGATGGTTCAAGCGATATTGACGGAACGCCAACAGTTTCGATTGAATACTCAGAACTCGGATCGCCCTTCTACGATGACCCTTTCTATTGTGTCCCTGTTCAGATCGCTTGGTATGTTTATGGGCAGTGATTCGCTGTTGTTGCGATACAATAGTCAAGGTGATATTATCCTCCAAGAGAATTAACCTTTTGGAGACACCACGATGAGCTTTGCCCAGGGTTCGCGCAGTTCAGTTGGAATTGGGGTCGAGACGACCTTCGGCACTGCTGCGTCTACATACACCAAACTCCCCATCAAAACGCACTCTCTTGATCTGACGAAAGAGCGTCTGCAAGGTCAAGACATTCAGGCTGACCGTATGCAGCGCGTTGACCGTCACGGCAACCGCAACGCCGCTGGTTCGATTGAAGTTGACCTGCGCAAAGGTAACTACGACGACCTGCTTGAAAGCGCGTTTTTGTCCACCTTCGACTCTTCGGACCAGATCACTATTGGCACTACGCCAAAGTTCCTGACGATTGAAGATGCGCTGAATGACATCAGCCAGTTCCGCCTATTTACTGGTATGACCGTCAGCACGGCTACGTTCAGCATCACGCCGAACCAGATGGTTGAAACAACCTTTGAGATGGTCGGCAAGGACATGTCCATTAGCGGCTCTGGCAAGACTGTCGCAGACTCCACCATCAACCAGCCGTTCGATAGCTACAATGGCGCTATCTATGAGGGTGGCGTTGCTTCGGGTGATCTGGTTAATTCCATCGCTTCTCTTCAGTTCAGCATTACCAACTCGTTTGCGCCGACCTTCGTGGTTGGTTCTGATAGCGCACAACAGCTTGAGTATGGTCGCGCCATCATCGAGGGAACGATCAGCGTTTATGCCGAGGGCGCGACGTTCATCAATCGGTTCTTGAATGAAGAAACCTCGGAACTACAAGTCAGCGTTGATGACCCGAGCGGGACTAACGCCTATGAGTGGTTTTTCCCAAAAGTCAAATACAATGGCGCATCTGTCCCCCTCGCAAACGAGCAATCTCGTATCATCGAAATGCCGTTTGTTGCATTGTACGATGGGGATGGTACCGGCGACCTCGGTACCGCACTGAGGCTGACGCGCTCAAGCTAATCCCGGCGTCGGGATTTAGGGAGGGCGGCGTTTGTCGGGGTCGCTGCCCTCCCACCCTGATACTCCCCGACACATCAAAGGAGACCCCCGATGGGCCTTAATGATATTGGCAAGGTCAAAGAGACCAGCGACGTGGAACTAACGCACCCTGCAACGGGTGAGGTTCTGCTTAATGATGACGGCACACCCATGACCATCACGGTGCATGGTCCTTATTCGTCCACCTACAAGTCTATCAGTCATGCACAGCAGAACAAGCGTCTGATGAAGGCGCAGCGCACAGGCGGCAAGATGAGCCTTAGCGCCGAAGAGATCGAGGCGTCGTCGCTTGATCTTCTCGTGAAATGCACTGAAAGCTGGAATCTCACGTTGGACAAAGAACCTGAAGAGTTCAGCCAGGATAAAGCTCGTCAAGTCTATCTGGACTATCCGTGGGTACGCGAACAGGTGGACGCTGTGTTCGGAGACACCCGCGCTTTTTTGGACTAGTCCAAGAGCAACTGCTTGAGTTTGCAGAACACTCGTTCGCGCTGAACAAGACCAATAAACAGGGTGCTTCTCAGCGCGAACTCCTTGAGCAAGTTGCTAAGTCTACAGGGCGCACTCCTAAAGAACTGATTGGTCCTGAGTTTCCAGACGTGTCAGCGCACGTCTGGTCTGCTTTCATGGCGCTACATAGCGGTCGGACATACGGCATGTCTGGCCCAAACCCTCTGACGTGGGAGGGTATCGCGGCATGGTGTAACCTTACAGGAATTGTGTTATCCTCGTGGGAACTGGAGACTGTTAAGGCTTTGGACATGGCGTGGGTCAAAGCAATGAATGAGGATAATGGCTGATGGCTAGTCTTAATCAGGTCAGCATTGAGTTGCAGGTGAAGGGTGAGCGTGAAGCGACCCAAGCTCTCAAGCGATACTCCAACGCCAGTGATAAACTCACTAGGAGTGTTTTGAACGCTGCCGGTAAGATTGAGTCAACAACCAATGCTTGGGACAGGGCCAACAGGCTTTTCGAAAAGGGCATACTGAACACCAAAGGCCTTCAGGCAGCACAAACCCAACTTGCCCGCGAACTTGCCGTTGTGAATGGATACACAAAGTCCAACGGTGCGTTGAATACACAGAAGGCGCTGGCGGAGCTAAAAGCCGCCCAAGCAACACGGGAGGCGGCAAGGGAGTCCAAAGAAGCCGCTCGCGCAGAACAGCAGTTGAAAGCGGAAAGAGAGCGGTTGGCGGCGCAGTTCAACCCGCTTTACGCGGCCTCACAGCGATACGAAACACAGCTTAACGAGTTGAACCGCGCCAAGGCGCTCGGTGTCGTCAACAGCCAACAATACGACGCGGCGCTTGAGCAGCTAAACACGCAACTAGCAATGGGAGTGGCATCCGCATCGCAGATGGTTAGGGCCAATCACATCGCCTCAAGGCAAACCAACGCCTACGGTATGGCGATGCAGCAGGCAGGTTATCAGGTTGGCGACTTCATCGTGCAGGTCCAGTCTGGAACGAACGGCTTTGTTGCATTTGGTCAACAGGCGACACAGTTGGTTGGTATTCTGCCGATGCTGGCCGGTCAGTTTGGTCTGAGTGTCACAAAGCTCATTGCTGTGTCCTCTGTTCTCGGCGTAGTTATCCCGCTTGCTACGGCTTTGGGCGCGGCGTTCATGCGGACGCGACAGGACGCAGAGGATGTAAATGAAAAAGTAAACGAACTGTCTCAAACTATTAATAAATTGAATAATG